CTGCTTTAGTAGCTTCCCAAGAAAGTTTAACAATATTTTTAACAGTACCACGATTCAATCCGGCAGGTGACCACCAAGCATCATTCGTGAAATCAGTTCTTGCACACAATCCAGCAATGTCACCATTCATGGGGACATAACGGAAAACATCATTGTATCGGTCATATTGATATTTCCATGCACCATCCATGACTGCATAACTTGAAGAACCAAGTGCAGTATTATCAGTGGTTAATGCAGCTACTTGACCTGTTCCAGCATTTACTACTGATGCTTTTGCAGGTGAAACAAGTGCAATACAATCTTTTCGTGCATGAGTAATATTATCAATAATCCATTTTCCTGTGATTGTACTCGCAGGTCCACCCATAACTAAAGTAACATCAACTACTTCTGGAACTTTATAAAGTAAATATGCTGCTTGAAGTTCACCATCACTAAGAATATTATCATCAACACCACCTGTTAAAGAACCACCGGGTATTGATAGAGCAGCAGTTGAATTATTAAAAGTTAAAAAAGCTGTACCTACTTTCCCTTGACCAGCAGCCCTACCTGAACCAGATGAGCCATTTGTTAATCGTGTAACTTGTCCCAACCATACATATCTTGATTCATTTCTAAGTACAGTTTTAATATAGTTAGAAGAACCATCAATTTTTTTAGCATCAGATGCTTTACTTACGAAAGCAAATTTTTCTAATACTTGACCAGGTTCTCCTGTCCAAAGACCATCTTCATCAATAACAATAACGTGCATCTCATCACTACGAACTGGTCTATTAGCTTCAATCATTAGATGTTCCTGGTGCTCTATCAAAGTTTGCTTTAAAGGTTGCATTGACTGTAGCGTCTGCCCAACCATCAGAATCAATAACTTGTACTTTTAAACTATTTCCCAACTCTCCGGGATATTTTGCAACAAATAATTGGTCTGTGAAAGTATCAGTATCATAATCATCAGCATTGTTTACATTAGCTACTGTTCCAGCATCACTATCACCAACTACTGCGTTCTTAGCATCACTTCCAATATTTCTTACAACCAAAAGGTTATTTGAATATGCAAGATAGTTTGAGCATGTATGAAAATATTCTTGTGTATCGTCATTTGGTTCACCAAATACTGTTACTAAATCTTTTTCTGTAGTGATAGATGTTCTTTCTAATACAGGACCCCATTGAAAACTACCAGCCATCGCACCGATAGATGTAGCTACATTAGGGACCACTAAAGTAAGATCAATTTCACTAACATTAATTCCTGGACTTACTTGAAACGGCATAATTTTTCTCCTTATACAATAATTACATTTTTTATATTTACAAAAATGTCATCAAACGCATAATTTATTATTTTACATTTGTCCAAATTGTTCCTTCAGAATCTACTTCATATTCTTGTTGATTCAAACCATTATTAATAATTCCAAATGGTGTAGTTAAATCTTCTATTTGACTCAATTGATTTTTATAAAGATTATCTCTTATGTTTTGATTTGATAATTCTTTAAAATACTGTTGGTCAACCAACCACGCAAATAAAACCAATGTCATTACCAAATCATCATTTGCTCCTTCTTCAGCAGAAAATGTATCACCACCAGAAACAAATGTTGTTAATTCTGAAATGATATCATAATCTGGTATTAAGAGTTTATCATCTTCTATTAAGGCTTTTAAATTAGAACAACCTATCTTTTTCATAGATTTTGTTGTTCTTACGCCAAATTGTGAATCTCTTCTACCACCTACAAAACCACTCAATTGTTGTCCATGTCTTCCATACCACGCGGTTGAAAATAAGTTTTCATATTCCAAATCGTGATGAAGGACATCAGAAACCTGTGAGCCGATATCATTTACTTCAATAAGAATATATGCATCATTATACTTCTTACCTATAATATTTATAATATTCGGGAAGACCAGCGGTGCTATGAGATTATTTTTATATTTTGCTACAATTTTGTATGGAATTTCTGTAATATCAAAGACTGTAAAAGCAGAAAAGTCAATTCCCTGTCCACGAGCAACATCAACTGTAATCACATAAGAATGTGTTAAATTCACATCTTCAAAAATATCTACATCATGTTTTCTATATACTGGATTATTATATGATAATTCTTGGAGTTTTTCGTAAGATATCAGTGTATTTGAAGAACCTAAAAACTCAGCTTCATACTCTTGACGAAATGCATCTTCACCGATTGTTGATTCAATTTTTTTCTTCCATTCTTGATCCCTGTCTGGAACTGCTGACCAATGTACTTTGAACGGCGTAAAATCGTTTACACCATTCTCTGCATCATTCCAATACTTGTAAAACATATTGAAACCATTTGGTGTGGATACAATAATAATTTTTGTTTCTTTACCAGATGAAATGGTCGGATAAACAGAACGAATAAATTCATCTGCTATATGTCTTTGAACATGAGCAAATTCATCAAGTAAAATACATGAAAATGAAAAACCACGAATAGCGGTTGATGATGTAGAAGAAGCAAGAATCTTACTTCCATTTTCCAATTCCAGACTACCCTTATTCCATTCCTTTAAACCTTGTTGAAGAAACTTCGGAAGATGTTGATAAGCTATTTGAATACGACTAAGTAATTCTCTTGCAGTAGCTGCTTTATTAGCAAGTATACCAACTGTCTTTGATTGATTAAAAAGAACATAATGTAATAACCAACCAAGTGTAGTGGTTGATTTACCAACCTGTCTACCCGTCTTTACAATTACATTTCTATTTTCATTTATGGTTTGGATTAATTTTTTCTGGAATGGATATAATGAAAATGGTATAAGACCTTTATCAACATGAACAATCTTTACATGAGTCTCTAAAAAATATATACTATCATCACGACATTTGATGTATTCTTCAATTTCTTTTTTAGTAAACTTATGTTGAACATCTGATCTTTTTAATAAAGGATTTCCTAAATATTGTTCACTCATAATTTATTTCTTTTTATTTAACAATTCCTGTAACTCAGCTGTTGATCCTATGAACAAACTATTATTTACAGTTGTTGGGTCTTTGACTTCTTTTTCAATTTCTTTTTTTGTTTTCTGTAATAATAAAAGTTCTTTTGTTGTAGTTGTAAGACTATTCATAAGTTGACCTAATACTTCAAAAGACCTTGGACTTTCATCTGCTTTTGCTATTTCAATAAGTTCACCTATTGCTTCATTTCCCTTATCTATAATATTATGATATTGTTGTTGAGAAAATTCATATTCTGTTGTAAGGTCTTGTGTGTTTACTTCCACACCTGGTGCTTTTTCTTTTTTAACTAATTCACCAGTAATGTCAAGAACTTTATTTAATTTATTTACTGTATTCTGTTTCATAAATCTGTAATTGTTGTTGTGAAACCAAAATCATCGTCTGCGTCAGCTGTTGTTGGTGCTGGTTTAATATCAATATTCACATCTTTTTGAGTTATAAGAACTGCTGTTCCAACTGCACCTGTACCTCCACCACCAATAAAAGTAACTGTAGGTGCAGAAGTATAACTAGTTCCTGCATTAGTAATAGTAATAGAAGTTACAGCATTACTTGCAACAACTGCTGTTCCAGTTGCACCCGAACCACCACCACCACTAAAAGTAACTGTAGGTACAGAAGTATAACTTGAACCACCAGCAGTAATAGTAACAGAACCTACACGAAAAAGATTTGAACCAATATTAACATCCACTTCTCGTATAATACCTTGGTCAGGTGTTCTACCATATATATGACCTTTAATAATAAATGTCAAAGTATGTATTAATGCCCGCCTTGTTATAAATTCACCTTCATAAGTATCTTCTGTTGAAACACTATTTAGAATGATTGGAATATCACGTTTGATTCCCATTGTTGATAATTCATTCATAGTGACCTGAAACTCTGGTGTAAAATGAGGAAGTATTTGTTCTAAAATTTGTGTTCCATCATCACTATATTTCACCATGACACTTAAAGTGATATTAAAATCATATGGGACAGGATTATATACTGTGGTTAACTCTGTGGTACTACCTGATTTTACTTTTTTAAATTGCTTTGTAGTCTGTAATTTTCTTGTTGCATCATAAGTATAGTCAGTAATTTCAAAAGACATTCGCGGTAATGTCATAACATCTGGTTGATTAAGTTTAGCTAAAAACTTTTCGGAAGGTCCGTAAGCTATTGGAACTTTGAATTCTCTTTCAACCGTTCCATCTGATTTTAATCGTTTTACAGATATATCATTGAATACTGTT